CTGGTACTACCTGACTTGGAAAAGTGCTACTAGAATTAGTATAAATCATCTATTTTATTATTTTTGAAATACTACCTTGGTTATCAAACTTCTTGAAGCCCAAAGGAACAACATTTTTTTTAATTACATTTGTAGGTGTATATCTATTTTTATTACAAGCCATAATCGCTAAGCCAGAACTAATAGAAGCATCGTGCTTCGTTCTATTGTTTATATTAAACTTAGACCAATCTTCTAATGTTTCTTGAAAATACATATCACCATACATAGTTTCTTTAAGTCCGACATAATCTTCTATATAAGATTCTATAGCAGCAGCGTGTGCTTGCTTAATATCTTCTGATGAGTTAGGTATTCCACCTATTTCTCTTTCTGCTACAGACAGTTTTAATTTATCTGGTCTGTTCATAGAAAAAGCTCTATAACCTCTACGTTTTAAATAATATAAAAGCCGAGGTTTGTTATTCTCTGCTAGTATTGGCATGCTATAAAAATGCAAAGCCATTAATACATCTTCAAAAAATATTTCAGCCGTTGGAGGTCTTGATATATATTCTAAAAAAAACATATTAGCTGGCACGTTTTCCATACTAAATTTAGTAAGACCGTGTAAAGCACCTTTAGAACCTTTGTTATCTACTGTTCCAGATATATCATAAGAGTCACAACCAAAAGCACCGCAATGTTCATTACCAGGATATTTAACTCCATTTTTTATTATTACACGATTTTGTAATTCTGCTGGCGGAACCCAAGAAACTAAAAACCTACCATTTTTATTTGGTATAAAATTAACAATAGTATCTTTAATACCACCTTGCCAAACAAAATTACCTCTTGTTATTAACTTAGAATTATCAGACTCATCATTATAATCTATTTGCTCGTATATCTTAGTTAGATTAAATAAAGATTCTTTTGTTTCATCTCTAAAAGCATGTTGCTCAGTTCTAGGAAACTGTCGATAGTATTCATTTAAACTATCTTGATCACCTTTTAAACCTTCAACTTCGTTTTCCCAGTGATTTATAACCCCTACTTCAATTTGTAACCCATCTGAGCCTTCAACTGGTTTTGACGGCGTATCAAAGACAGGGTGTCCATAAGTATCAATGAATCCCTCGTAATTCCACTCCATAGGTATAAACAAAGAATATAATCCTGAGCTAGTCTGTCCGTTGCGGTTTCTAGTGATAACGTTTGATGCATTATATAATTTTTTAAAGTTTTCACCACCTTTATCAAGAGAGTTACTTGTAGAACCCATCATACATTTGCCTACAATTCTACTACCTAATCTAAGTGTGGTTTTTGTAACCCTCCAATTGTTTAATATATTATCAGGTCTTTCCCATTTACCTGATTCATCATGTACTAATAGTTTTAGTTTCTCACCGTCGTAACTGTTATCACCTGTGTTTTTCCAGTCAATAGTAGTATCAAGCCCTACAACTTCTTCTGGGGTTTCACCTTGATCAAGCTTACGTCTGGTAAGCTTCGACGCGGGGACTCTATAAGCAAGTTCCGTTTTTGGTCGGTCCATACCGTCTTGTATGGGTCGAAAGAAGAACGGATAGTTAATAGAGATTGGTACGACTTTGTCGGTGAACATTTTTTTAGCATCAGCCCCTGATTTTGATAATATACCGAATCTTGCATCGCTTGATATCGTCGCGAGGTTGACTGTTTCACCCGATGCCATGAATGAAAAACCAGAACGTCTGTTTTTGAGGTAGCACATACCGTAACATCTTTGGTCTGCTTTACAAGCTTCCCAGAATATAAAGAATAATCTGTTTGACTCCCTAAAGTCTGCTGCCCCAACGTCAATTTTAGACCACTGCAAGTACATGTAGTGAGTACCAGTAAGATAAGTAGCAATGCCTTTATTGTTAAACCAATAACCTTCATCACGACGCTTGAACTCTTCGTCAATATATTCATACCATCTTTCTTTAAAGTGTTCTGGGTATTTATTCCACTCAAATACACTTTTTATTTTATTTAATTCTTTAGGATATTCTTCTCTAGACCACTTATCTTTATCCTTATTTAGTTTACCTTTAAAAGGCGGTAAAGCTATTTTAAGGTTTTGTATTTCGTATATATCACCTATTTGACCGGTTTTACTTATAACAATTATATCGTGTTCTTTGTTATAACCGTATTCCCACTTTTTGCTTTTGTTATTTCTTTTAAGCACATGAGGTTTTATGTGATCTGTAAGTACAGTAAGTAAATTTTGCTTATACATTACTTGGATCTACCTTCTGCAAAACCTTGAAAAGATTTTTGTTTGTTATTACCTGATTTATCCTCAAGCATACTTCTTTCTTCTTCAATGCGATTAAGTATTTCGAACGCATCGAATATAGCTAATTTTTTTGTTGCAGCCGCGTTCTTTAAACGATCAGCCGAGATGTCATCATCTGAATCTACAATAGGTTCTTTAGCTACCTTAATTAATTCCTCAACTGCTTTTTGCCCAGCTTGGATTATATTCAACTTGGTTTTCTTGGTGCTCATACTTAATTACAATATCATTTGATTTCATACAATAAAGCCGCTGGTTATTAACGATAAACTCAAACTCACTGTTGGGTGTAAATCCTATAGTATCTCCCTCGTTTATTCCTTTAGCTTCTAAGGACTTATTACCGTATTTTAATACACCAATAAGCTTTTGCTCTTTATCGAGCTCTAGATCATTATTATTTTTAAGTGGTATAGCAAAGCATCTATCAGCAAATGCGTGCCACTTATATATTTTTTTATATAAATATATTTGATCTATTTGACAAAAGTAAAGATCGTTTTTAAAAAACTTACTACTATTAACTTCTTTACCTTTCATGTTGTAATATCTTCTAAAGATATTATGATGAACTATAATCTCGTCTCCTTCTTCTATAGGTGTTTTAAAAGCAAGTGGCGTAGAAACTACAATAGCTTTATTATTTACAAACTTATGTTTATCTATGCTTGTGTTTAATAAAAGCTCTTTACCATTTACATCTATAGAATTATCATAAACTTTACCAACTGGTTTTATGATAAAATCATATACGCTTTTCATTAATATTCTAAATCATACTCAACAGATACTGCCATGTTAGAATTAAATTTCTTCCACGGCAATACCTCGTTGTTTTTCTTTATATGAATATTATAAGAACGATCTGTATCTTCAAATACGATATATGCTATCTCGTGGCCACCATAGACTTGTTGACCTACGGAATAATGCATTGCATCATTTTTATAATCAGAACCAATACTGATCTTTCTTATAACAGAATCCATTTTAGTCTTCTGCTTTTATGACAGCTGATTCACCTTCATCTTCTTCTTTTTCGATCTCAGTATATTCACCTGTAGCCATATCAATATTAATACTTCCGTATTCTTTCTCTAGCTCTGATTTAAACTCTTCTAAATCTTTATTAACACCAGCTATTTCGTGTAAAAGTGCGTGCTTGTTTGATTCTAATAAACCTATTCTAGTAACAGTTTCGTTTAGTTTAGAGTTTAAGTCTTTTACCTTTTCTAATTGATCTTCAGTAATTTTTGCCATTTGATTTGATTTAATTAATTAATTTATAATAATATAGTTACACTATAATTTTTTAATCTACTTTTTATTTAATCTGCTACTGTCATAGTTACAGAAGTTGGATTTATTTGTAAGTCAATAGCTTCTTCTATACTATTTTCTAAATAAGAAACTTGCTCTTCACCCATAGCTTCTTTAGTCCATGATACTACTATTTCATTTGTTAAATTTTCAAAAGTAATAAATTCGCTTTCAGAATCTAAAGGTACAATCTGCGTACCAACACTAGTTGACTGATATGTATTTCCTTCTAGATCAAGCTTATCTGATATACCAGTTAATACCCAGTGAACGTTATACACTACGTTTGTTTTACTACTTTCTGTTGGATATACATCTACTGTTTTACAATTCCAGTTATATATTATTGCCATTTTAATTGTTTTTTAGTGTTTGTATTTTTGTTTCTAAATTTTCTATTTTAGCATTAAGCTCTTTTACAGAGTTTATTAAAGCAAACGTTAACGCGTGGCTATCAAAATTGTAAAGTTCTGTATCTTCTTTGTCTTCTTCGTTTAACTTAGCGTTATATTTTTTAACCGTTTCAGGCATTATATCTTTTATCTCTTGAGCTATAATACCAATGTTGTTTTTATCTTTAACATCAAAACCTGCTTTTCCATTATAATCATAAAGTTTTGGTTTGATTTGTAAGAGTTTTTCAAGACCTGTTTTGTAAGGTCGTATATTAGTTTTTACCCTTTCATCAGATGTTATAGTCCAAGTGCTTGTTGATGGTTTAGCTGCTGAGTTAGTTGATAACTGCAATTGATATATAGGATTAGTAGTTCCAATACCAACCTTGCCCGAAGAAGTAATACGAAGACGCTCACTAGCTGCAGTATTAAAAGCTATTGTGTCAGGACCAGCAAAACCAAATTTAGTTTGACCATTAAATGGATTTCTATTTTGCGTTATGTAAGAAGCTGGCTGCGAAGCTGTTGAACTACCTAGCGTTATATCTAAAGTAGTTGTCTGATCAGCAGTCATAGCCATTGCCACAATACCACCGCTGTAATCGTTGTCTACACCTACTCTTAATGTATTAGTGCTAACATTAAAATTAAAATCAACATCACCAGTAATTTCACCTGATGAATTACCAAAAGCAACTTGTGTATTAGATATACTACCTCCAATTCCACCACCGCTACTTGTTTCTATTATATTACCATTTGAATCTACTGACAACCCGTAAGCTGCAGTACCTGTAAAAGTCCCTGAGCCATAAGTGTTTAACTGTACAGCACCTGTAGATGCGATACGCATTCTTTCAGAACCATTTGTCTCTATAGTAAAAGTATCGTTAGAAGGAAAACCAAATTTAGTGTTAGTGTCACCTTGGTGCTGTATAACAGTTCCTAGGTTCATATTGTTGTTACAAGTAAAAGCATCACCAGTGATAAGTATAGCAGATAAATTACCAGTACCCGTGCTACCACCTAAAGTAAGTGTGTTACCATTCCAAGCAAAATCATCACTACCAGCAATAGTATCTGTGCCATTACCAAAAGCAACTTGGTCATCAGCTAAACTACCCGCAATACCACTACTTCCAGAAGTCCAAGGCACGTTTACAACAAGATTATCTGAAGAATCTACTTGAACTTTATACGTTCTAGCAGCGGTTGTTGTAGATGTATTTGCAGCAACTGATTGCGTACCATCTACATTTGCATTAAACGTTACGGTGTCAGTCGCGCTTGCTACACTACTTAAACCAGTTCCACCCGCAAGTGTAATTGTATTATTGTTAGTAATACTTTGTGAAGCACCTGAATCACCAGCTAATGTTAAACTGTTAAAAGGTAAAGTATTAGTTATTGTTACAGTGTCAGTAGCTCCAGCCACAGTTGATATACCTGTACCTTGTGCTAGTGTAACAGTGTTACCGTTAGTTATTGTTTGCGCTGAACCAGAACCTCCTGTAATATCAAAAGAAGTAAAACCTCCAGGTAGAGTAGCTAGTGTACCATCACCTCTTATATATTGAGCTGTTGTACCAGCACCTGTTACAGTTAAAGTGCCTGATGTTGTTACAGGAGAGCTAGCAACTGAAAAAGCAGCTGGCATCGCAAGTCCAACGCTAGTAACTGTACC